AGCGGTAACGGCAGATACTACGAATGCGGCGTTAAAAATAACAGTAACTGGTCAAGCGTCTACAACAATCAGATGGGTTGCTCAAATCCGCACAACCGAAATGACATATTAAGGAATAATAATGGCACTCAAAATCACAGCAATCAATCCAACCACAGGTCAGGCAACAAGCACCGCCTATGCCCGAATTACAAATTTCTACGGCACAAAAGACCAGATTCAAGTGCAAGTAGCTATTCACGCAACTGAAGATGCCAGACACGGCAATATGCAAACCATTCGTGAGGATGCCCACTACATTGCCATTGAAGACTTAAAAGGTGACTTGATTCCTGCTATCTATGGCGTTCTCAAAGGCTTTACCCAGTACGCTGGCGCAACTGACGTATGACACCTGAACTACAAAAGTATTACGAAGACCGATTTTCCATGATGGCAATGGATGGTTGGAAAGAATTAACTATTGATATTGACAATATGATAGAGTCACTCAATAATATAAGCGTTATTCCTGATGAAAAGACCTTGCATTTCCGCAAAGGCGAACTTTCCATCTTGACTTGGCTAAAAACCTTGAAAGAGGTCAGCGAAAAGGCTTATGAGGAATTGAATGAAAAGAATGTATGAATTTGCCTGTGAAAACGGGCATCGCACTGAAAAACTGGCTGATTATGAGGCTGCCATTGTCCAGTGTGATTGTGGTTCGGTAAGTCACCGAATCATTTCTGCACCCAACATCAAGTTGGAGGGTTGGAGTGGGCATTTCCCTACATCAGCCCATCAATTTGACCGAAAACATCGGGAAAAATTGGCAGCAGAATTGAAGTCGGACTCATAAACTTTTGTCGAGTCCATGTGTAATCTCCTAAAACCCAGAGTGGGCAGGAAAAGGAAACTGTATGTTGTTAGATAACGATGATGAGATGCTAGGTGAAATTCAAGCTGTTGAAAAGCAGAAACTGGAGTCCACTGTTGAGCCGATGAATGCTGATGTTCCCGATAAATATCGGGGTAAAGAACTGTCAGACATCATCAAGATGCACCAAGAAGCTGAAAAGTTGATTGGAAAGCAGGCTCAAGAGGTGGGTGAGGTACGCAAATTAGCAGATGAACTGATTAAGCAAAATCTCTCTGGCAATCGACAAAATGCAGAGGTTGAGCCTGAAATTGATTTTTTTGAAGACCCAAAAAAGGCAGTTCAGAACACTATTGATAGACATCCAGATGTACTTGCGGCTAGACAAGCTAGTCTAGAGTTCAAAAAGATGCAGATTCAGCAGAAACTTACTACTGAACATCCTGATTTTACTCAGATTGTTCAAGACCAAGAGTTTGTTGATTGGGTGAAATCTTCACCTATTCGCCTTGGGCTTTATGCTAAGGCAGATGGTGAGTTTGACTATGATAGTGCCAATGAATTGTTGAGTACCTACAAGCAATTGAAAGGTGTTCGGACTAAGCAAACGAGTGACGCTGGTGAAGCGACTCGTAAGCAGAATCTGAAAGCCGCAGCAGTTGATACTGGTGGTACAGGGGAAACAGGAAAACGAGTTTACAGGCGAGCTGACCTGATTCGGCTAAAAATGACTGACCCTCAACGATATGAGACGTTATCAGATGAGATAATGACCGCATACGCAGAGGGTCGAGTGAAATAACACTTAACTTTTTGGAGTATTTAACATGGCAACAGCATTTTCCCCCGCAAATAACGTAACCATTACGTCAGCAGCCAATTTCATCCCTGAAATTTGGTCAGACGAAATTGTTGCGGCTTACAAACGTAATCTTGTAGCCGCCAATGTCGTTAAAAAGATGAACTTTAAAGGCAAGAAAGGTGACACTGTTCACATTCCTAGCCCTACTCGTGGTTCTGCATCAGCTAAAGGCGCAACAAACGCCGTTACCTTGATTGTGAACAACGAAAGTGAAGTTCAAATCTCTATCAACAAGCATTATGAATATTCTCGTTTGATTGAGGACATCGTTGAAGCACAAGCATTGTCTTCACTGCGTAGTTTCTACACAGAAGACGCTGGTTACGCTTTGGCTAAACAAGTTGACACAGACTTGATCCAGTTGGGTCGTATAGCTAATGGCGGTTCTGCTGGCGCTCGGTATGACACTGGCTATATCGGCGGTGATGGCACAACAGCCTTTGACTACAGTGCAAACTCTAGCGCTGGTAACGCTACAGCACTGACCGATGCAGCTATTCGCCGTACTATTCAGCGTTTGGACGATAGCGATGTACCTATGGATGGTCGTTTCTTCATCATCCCTCCATCAAGCCGCAACACTTTGATGGGTTTGGCTCGTTACACTGAGCAAGCATTTGTGGGTGACGCTGGCAACGGCAACACAATCCGCAATGGTGAAATCGGTAATCTGTATGGTATGCCTGTGTTTGTGTCTAGCAATGCTGACTCAGCATCTGCTACCACTACATATCCTGCATCTGGTACTGCAATTGCCCGTGTTTGCTTGATGGGTCATCGTGATGCGATGGTTTTGGTTGAGCAAATGGCTATTCGTTCACAGACACAATACAAACAAGAGTATCTTGGTACGTTGTTCACTGCTGACACACTCTATGGTGTTGGTGAATTGCGTGACTACGCTGCTTTTGCTTTGGTTGTACCAAGCTAAGTTGCAGTTGTTCCCCCTGCCTGATGGTGGGGGGTCTTTTTTTTAACTTGTAATTTGGAGAATTGATATGGCTGCTGCAACCGCTGTAGTTTCTAAACGAGATCAAGCATCGTTTAGAGGCTTATTTAATGACACTTGGTCTGTGACCGCAACGCTTGATTCTGCATCTGTAGCAACAGGTGCGGCTGGTGCGGCAACAGACACAATCACTGTTGCTGGTGTTGCTTTAGGTGACGCTGTAATTGCAATGTCTGTTGGTGTTTCAGAAGCTGGCGTTGTTCGTCGTGCTTATGTTTCTGCCGCAAACACTGTGACTGTTGCAACTGACAACTTAACTGGTGCTTCTGTCGATTTGGCATCAACTACCATTAAGTTAGTTATTGCTCGTTTGGTGTAATAGGGGGGGGGAGGGGTAACCCTCCCTTTCTTTTGGAGAATCTATGGCAACCTTTAAATGTTTAGTATCTGGCAATCTTGTGACTTTTGTTAATCAAGTAGATATTGATTCAATGAAAGGACATGATGGATATGTTAGAGTTGACATTGAAGAACCTGTAGAATACAAAAATACTGTAAGAACAGATACCGCATTTGCGCCTGTCATCCCAACATTTAAGAAGATGGGTAGACCCAGAAAGGTAGCAAATGTCTGATATTGACGCTAGAGACTTTGGTAGATTAGAGGCTCAAGTAGATTCTCTAAATAGTCAAGTAACTCAATTGAGTGCTGATGTAAAGACACTATTAGAGTTAGCTAATCAAAGCAAGGGTGGTTTTTGGATGGGGATGGTCATTGCATCTGCCTTATCTGGCGTAGTGAGCTTCTTTGCCGCAAGGTGGTTAAAGTGAAAGAGGGACTCTTATCAGGTCAGGTTTGTCCACTTCCTACTCAGGACATTGAACTTAACCTCAAGAACCGCAACAATGCTTTTAAGAATTTTGGTTATGGTGCGCCAAACCCACTTGAACCCAATGAAGCGTTTTGGCTGAAGAAAGCCAAGATGTATAACGCACCTACTGATGTTGTCAAAACCATGAGATGTGGCAACTGTGCCGCATTTATTCAAACTCCTAAGATGATGCAGTGCATCAAATCTGGTTTAGAAAAGAGCAAAAGCTCACCTAATGAGCTTGACTATGACCAACAGTTTATTGATGCCGCTGATCTAGGATTTTGCGAGTTATTTCACTTTACCTGTGCTGCCTTGCGTACTTGTGACGCTTGGAAATCAGGTGGTTCTATAAAGAAAGATTAATCATGGGAAATACTGCCGCTGAATTCGTTGGAATGTTGTTCTTGGCAAGGGAAATTGCCCACAGGATTCATCTAAAAACATCATCTTTTGCTGAACATAATACTTTAAATGAGTTTTATGAAGCCATAGTCCCATTGGCAGATGATTTTGCCCAACAATATCAGGGTAAATTTGATCTTAGATTAGATATTCCCTACGTCAATAACAAGTATAAAGGCACGATTTCTCAAGTCTTGCGTCAGCAAATGGATTGGATTGAGGCAAACCGCCAACAAATTGTTCCTCGCACTGAAACAGCATTGCATAACAAGATTGATGAAATTGTTGCTTTGTATCAAAACACTTTGTATCAACTCACTTTAAAGTAAGGGAAAACCATGAGTACGTTCCAATTAGATCCTAATCAAGTAGCCTATGGTGTTCCCGCCATTGGCACAACCCAAGTGGCTACAGTTACTACTAGTAGCGTTCAAATGACTGCTTTTGGTGCAAATACAACAATGATTCGCATTGCTTGTGCCCAAGGTCATTGTCATTTTGCTATTGGTACAAATCCAACAGCCGCAACAACAACTAGTCCTTTGATTGGTATTAATCAGTCTGAGATTATTAAAGTTAGTCCGGGTCAAAAGATTGCATTTATTAAGGATGCAACCATCACAGTTTCCACTGTCACTGTTACTGAACTTGTTTAAGGAGACATCATGGCAACAAAGAAAATGGCAAAAGTTGGAAAAGTAATGAAAGAGTGGAAAGAGGGAACTCTGCACTCAGGTTCTAAAAAGGGCAAGGTTGTTACTTCACAAAAACAAGCAGTTGCCATTGCTTTGTCTGAGGCTGGTATGTCTAAACCTAAAAGGAAGATGAAATGAAAGCTGGTTTGTATTCAAACATCAATGCTAAACAGGCTCGTATCAAGGCGGGTTCTGGTGAAAAGATGAACAAGGTTGGATCTAAAGCTGCACCTACTGCCGCTGACTTTAAACAAGCGGCAAAGACTGCAAAGAAGCCTAAAAAGAAAACAATGATGGGATATTGATGAAAACTCCTACTTGGCAAACAAAGGCTGGTCAAAACCCGAAAGGGGGGTTGAATGCCAAGGGGAGATCATCTTATAATGCAGAAACTGGTGGTAATTTGAAGCCGCCAGTAAAGTCTGGAGATAATCCCAGACGAGCTTCTTTTCTCGCCAGAATGGGCAACATGGATGGCGCAGAGTATAAGGATGGCAAACCCACAAGGTTGCTACTTTCTCTGCAAGCATGGGGTGCTACATCTAAGGCAGACGCAAAGGCAAAAGCTAAAGCGATTTCGTCAAGAAATAAAGGAAAGAAGTAATCTATGGCTTTACCTACATACCTATCTCTTGTCAACGATGTATTGGTTCGTTTGCGTGAGCCTGTCGTTACTACTGTTACTCAAACCTCTTATTCATCATTGATTGGCAAATTCATCAATGACACTAAACGTCAAGTAGCTGATGCTTATGATTGGGATGCTTTTAATCAAGCAGTTACTGTCACTACTGTTTCTGGTCAGGTTGGAGAATACTCTTTAACTGGTGCTGGTGTTCGATTCAAGACAATGGATGTTATTAACACAACACGTTACTATCAGTTGACTCCTTTGTCTCATGTAGACCATGATGTTTTTTATTACACAGTTCCTAGCCCAATTCTGAATCTTCCAATGTATTACACAGTTCAAGGTGTAGATACCAATGGAGACTTGAAAGTTAAATTCTGGCCTGTTCCTGATGGTGTTTATAGCATCAGATTCAGTTTAATTGTGCCAGAAAACGATATGTCTAGCGATTCGGATACAACCTTGTTAGCAAAAGAACCAATCATTCTTGGTGCTTATGCTAGGGCATTGGTTGAACGTGGTGAAGATGGTGGTTTAAATAGTTCTGAGGCGTATGCACTGTTCAAGGCATCTATGTCTGACTTGATTGCTTTAGAGTTGGCTCGTTCCCCTGAAAACGATTCGTTTGAGGCGGTGTAATGTCAACTGGACTTGAAATTAACAGCATCTCAGCCCCAGGATTTTATGGGCTGAATACTCAAGATTCGCCTCTTGATTTGAGTGCTGGATTTGCTTTAATTGCGTCAAATTGCATCATTGACCAGTATGGTCGTGTTGGTTCTCGCAAAGGTTGGACTGCACTTAATTCCTCAACAGGAAACTTGGGTGCAAATGATGTTGGTGTATTGCATGAATTGGTGCAAGCTGATGGCACATTGACTGTCTTGCTTGCTGGAAATAATAAGTTATTTTATTTGGACGCATTAAATGCCTTAACAGAGTTGACCTATGGTGGTGGTGGATCAGCACCCACAATTACAGCAAGCAACTGGCAATGTGCATCACTCAATGCAGTAACTTATTTTTTCCAAACTGGTCATGACCCATTAATTTTTGATCCTACTGTGTCTACAAGCACTTATAGGCGTGTTTCTGAGAAGACGGGCTATGTGGCTACTGTCCCATCAGCAAACATTGTTATATCTGCTTATGGACGTTTGTGGGCTGCCACAACAACATCAAACAATGCAACTGTTTACTTTAGTGACTTGATTGCGGGTCATGTATGGTCTACAGGAACTTCAGGAACACTGAATGTCAATAATGTATGGGTCAATGGGGCTGATGAAATTACTGGGTTAGCAGCACACAATGGATTTCTTTATATTTTTGGCAAACGTCAAATTTTGATTTATACGGGGGCTACAACTCCCTCGACAATGACTTTGTATGACACTGTTGAAAGCATTGGATGTATTGCTAGAGATACGATACAAACAACAAGTACAGATGTTATTTTCTTGTCAAACAGTGGTGTTCGATCTTTGATGAGAACAATTCAAGAGAAGTCACAGCCAGAACGTGATTTATCTAAAAATGTTCGTAATGACTTAATGAATAAAAAGATTCCAAGTGAAACATTGGCTAATCTTAAATCTGTTTATTCTGAAAAAGAAGCATTTTATTTACTGACATTGCCAATCAATCAACAAGTATATTGTTTTGACACTAAAACATCTTTGCCTGATGGCGCATTACGAGCAACAACATGGGACTCAATTCTTCCTAAGTCTTTTCTGTCTAAGAGAAATGGTGACTTGTTGATTGGAAAAACTGGTTATGTTGGTAAATATTCTGGGTTTTTAGATAATGCATCATCTTATAGAATGGCATATTACACAAACCATACTGATCTTGGAAGTCAATCAATCACTTCAATTATCAAGAAAATTTCTGTTGTGATTATTGGTGGAAGTAACCAGTATGTAACGATAAAGTGGGGATATGACTTTCTAACAAATTACTTGTCTCAGAATGTCTTAATTCCAGCACAAGGTGTTTCTGAATATGGGACAGCAGAATATGGATCAAACGCAACTATTGTTGCTTACTATTCTGAGGGTGTTGCTTTGCAAACTCTTATTGCAAGTGGTAGTGGCTCTGGAAAAATTGTCCAAACTGGATATGAGATGGATATTAATGGTTCTCAGTTATCCATACAAAAAATTGAAATTCAATCTAAGCATGGCAAATTGTCATAAGGAATAAAAAATGACTGCATACACAAAATCAACCAATTTTGCAACAAAGGATACTCTTACTTCTGGAGATCCTTTAAAGATTGTCAAAGGTACTGAGATAAATACTGAGTTTGACAACATTGCAACTGCTGTCAACTCAAAGTCAGATACTGCATCACCTACTTTTACAGGTACGGTGACAATTCCAATATTGTCATATGCAGGAACAACACTATCTGCCGCAGTAACTGGTACAGGCAAGATGGTGTTAGATACTAGCCCAACATTAGTAACGCCAGCTTTAGGAACTCCTGCAAGTGGTGTTTTGACAAATTGCACAGGGGTTCAATACACAGGTTTCAAGAACCGCATCATCAATGGTGCAATGGTGATTGACCAAAGGAATACGGGAACTTCTTTTACAGTACCAAACGCAAACGGATATGGAAGTTGCGATAGATGGGCTTCTTTAGCAGGCGCTACATCAACATGGACGATGCAAAGAGTATCAAGCGGATTAGCTAATTTTGCGTATGCTTTACAAGCAGGAAGAAACGCAAGTTCATCTTCGACTTCAATTTTATATATTGGGCAAGTTATTGAAACAAATAATTGCCAAGACCTAGCTGGGCAAAGCGTTACTTTAAGTTTTTATGCAAAAGCGGGTGCTAATTTTTCTGCATCTTCTAGCGCGTTAATTGTTGAACTATGGACGGGTTCTGGTACTGACCAAGGTTGGGCAAGTTTGGGTAGCGCAACATGGACTTCACAAGCCTCAACCATTAGCACATCCAAAGTTTTAACAACGACATATCAACAATTTACCTCTACAGCAACAGTACCTGCTGGTACAAATGAAATTGCAATAAGGATTTGGTATGCTGGAGTTGGTACAGCAGGGGCTAATGATTGGTTTCAAATTACAGGCGTACAACTAGAAAAAGGCTCAACAGCAACTAGCTTTGATTACCGACCTTATGGTACTGAATTGGCTTTGTGCCAGCGGTACTATGAAAAAAGCGGACAATACTATGTACGCGGTGATGTAAATAGCGTATCGCACTACACGCCATTCTTTTTTAAAACAACAAAAAGAACAACGCCTACTAGCGTAACTTTGACTTTAAGTTATGGTGGAACAGGATCAGGTGGTGCGGCAGTTAATTCAATGGCGGATGGGTTTGAGTTTTTGTATTCAGTTGGAGCAACAGCATCAAGTTCTTATGCTGGCGTTGTATATGCGGCAGATTCGGAGTTATAAATGTACAGATTAAACAATCTTCCAAATTTAGTTACGCGTCTTTCTGATGGCGCTTGCTTATCATTTGACCCTGACAGCGTAGACTACCAAGCCTACCTAAAGTGGCTTGCAGAGGGCAACACACCACTTCCAGCAGAGGAGAATAAATAATGAATGCTTCAGAAATCATCAGCCAATACGCCCAACAAATAGGTCTTGACCCTCAAGCAGCTTTAACTGAGGTTAAGAAAATTATGGACACTCCTGACGGACAAATTGTTAAAAAGAATGACTCAGTATTTGTTCTTCAAAGATTAGACAAAGGCGTTAGCGGCATTCATTTGTTTACTGCTGATGATCCACAAACATTATTGACTTCTATCCAAAGCGTTATTCAACAGCTTAAACAGTCTGGTATTGCGAAGATTTATGGCGAGAAAGAAAATCAAGAGTTGATAGATGCTCTTAGTCAACTTGGCATTCAAGTAGAAAACTCAGACATTCCTGATTATGCTTGGTCAGCCACAATTTAAGGGGTAAGACATGAGTTTATTTTCTGCAATTGGCAATGCCGTTAAGTTTGTTGGTAACACTGTTTCTAAGGTTGTTACTGGCAATATTGGCGGTGCTATAAGTGATGTTGCGAAAGCAATTGATACTGGCGTAAAAACAGGAATTCCTGGGGGTTGGGGAACTGTTGCTGCAGTGGGAGGTGCTTATCTAGGCAATGTAGGAGGATTTGGCACTTTTGTAGATAGTACGGCATCTGGACTATTTGGTGGAGGTGCTGGTTCAGGTGTTATCCCTGCTGGTATTTCTGCTGGAGGCACTGCTCCAGTTGCATTTAGCGCATCACAAGCGGCAGAGTTAAGCGGTCAAGTTGCGTCACAAGGTTTGATTCCTAGCGTTCTGTCGTCTATTTCAAACTTTACTGGTTTGAGTACAGACACTATTGGAAAACTTGGTGTTGCTGGTGTTCAGTCATTGTTAAGCAGTGCTGGTGCTAATCAAACTGCGGCTCAGGCTCAACAAGCGGCACAAACTGCGGCTGATGCACAGGTTCGTGCTGCACAAATAGCTGCTGATGCCGCCAAATTTAGACCAGTTGGTGTAACAACTAGATATGGTCAATCAGCTTTTACAACTGATGCACAAGGTAATGTGACTGGTGCTGGCTACACAGCAAGCCCTGAGATTAAAGGATACCAAGATCGTTTGTCATCAATGGCTAATTTGGGCTTGTCACAAGCTCAATTAGCTCCTGCACTTTATGCACCATTAACTCAAGGCGCACAAAGTTTGTTCAGTCTTGGTAATCAATATATTTCCAAGTCACCAGAACAAGCAGCACAGGATTACATTGCCAAACAACAGGCTTTGCTTGCACCTACTCAAGAAAATCAATTGGCATTGTTGCAAAACAAGTTGTTCCAGCAAGGTCGCACAGGTGCAGCTACAGCACAGGGTGGCAATTTGATGAATACCAATCCTGAAATGGCGGCTTACTACAACTCAATTGCTCAAAGCAATTTAAATTTAGCAGCTAATGCAGACCAAGCTGGAAAATCAAACATTACATTTGGTGGTGGTTTATTGGGAACAGGTGCTAACTTACAAAATTCTTATTTCTCTGGTCAAACAGCAGCTTATGCACCATTTGCAACAGCAATGGATACATCTACGGGATTGGAAAGTCTTGCACAACAACCAATGACATTAGGAACACAAATTGGTGGAAGAGTTACTGCTGGCGCTGCTGATGCTGGAAAACTGCTTTCAGGTGGAATTACTGGAGCAGCGCAAACCATGTATCCAAGTAATGCGTTTAGTGCAAGTGGAAATGTATTGAGTGGCTTGTCAAATAGTCCAATTGTCGCAAGTGGCTTGAATAGTTTGTTTGGTGTCCAACAACAACCTAAACAAAATACATACACATTCAATCCGACAACAGGTCAATATGTTCCTGTTCAACAATCTGTTTGGGGGTAATAAAAATGGCAAGCGACATAATGGGATTATTTCAAACTCCTGACCAGTATCAGACTGCACAAAACGCAGTTATGCAAGAAAGGTTTAGACAAAATGCTTTACTTACTCCACTGCAACAAGCTAGTGTTGGTTATCAACAAGCTGGTTATCAGTTAGGTCAAGGTATTGGTGGTGCTTTGGGTGGTGTTGATCCACAATTGCAAATTATTTCTAAACGTCAACAGTTGGCATCACAACTTGACCAAACTAATCCTGAGTCATTTATGAAAGTAGCTCAATTGGCTGCTCAATCTGGTGATCCACAATTTGCTATGGCTATTGCTGACGCTGGTAGACAAATGCAGGCTGGCATGGCTACTGCAAGAAAGACAACTGCTGAAGCACAAAGAGCAGAATTGACTCTTACACAAGAACAAAATTTGCGTGATGAGCTGTCTAAGTTGCCACAAAATGCAACTGAACAACAGATTTTGGGTGTTGTTACTAAATATGGCTCACCAGACAAAGTTTTGGCTGCACTTCAAGCATCTACTGATAAGGCGGCTCAACGTGAACTGTTGACATCACAACAATCTGAAAGACTTGCTCAACAAGAAAGACTTGTAAAAGATAAACTTGAAGCTCAAGCTGAACAAGCTCGTAAAGACAATGAAGCAAAAATGGAGCGAGCAAAAGAAAATAATGCAAGTAAAGCAGAATTGGCTTCTATTGCGGCAGAGGGTAGAGCACAACAAAATGCAATTACAAATTCTATAAGAGAACAAACATTGCAAATTCGTCAAGAAGCTGCAAATGAGAAGAAAGTTGCTGCCCAAAGACAACAGCAAGGTATAATTTCTTCTTTTGATACTGCCTTGGATACATTAGATGTTATTGCTAATCACCCCGGTAAAAAAGCGGGTGTTGGTTTTGGTGGCGCACAGTTGTCAATGATTCCGGGCACTGATGCCGCTGGATTTGCGGCTCAACTTGAGACATTTAAAGCACAAACTTTCTTACCACAAGTACAAGCACTTAAAGGAATGGGTGCTTTGTCTGATGCTGAGGGTAAAAAACTTACAGCGGCTGTTGGAGCATTATCTCAATCAATGAAACTTGAAGAATTTAATTCTCAAATTGCAAAAATTAAAAGAGATTTACAAGCAGCGAGAGATAGAGTTTCTGCTGGAACAAATGCACTAGTACAGTTAGCACCTGCATCTACTGGTAAAACAATAAAGTTTAGTGATTTGCCATAAGGAATAATCATGGATATTGAACTGCCGAATGGTACTGTAATCAAGGATATACCAGAGGGTACTCCTAAGTCTGTAATCATGGAGAAAGCTATTAGGGCTGGACTTGCAAAACCAGAGGATTTTGGCGTTCAACAACAACAGGCATCTGCGCCATCTGGTGGTTTGCTTATGGGTATTAAAGACCCTATTAGTGGTGGCGCACAATTACTTCCAAAAGGTTTGGAATTTTTAACATCTGCTGGTGGACTTGCTCCTAATCCTGTTAGCCAATTTTTTGGTTCTGAAGCAGAAAGAGTACGAGCCATGAATGCGGCAGAAGAAGCTGCATATCAAAAGCAACGTCAGGCGCAAGGCGATACAGGGCTTGATGTAAGCCGTATTGCTGGAAATATTGTGAGTCCTGCCAATATTGTTGGTGGTATTCGTGCTGCACAAGGTGCAAGAGCATTAGGTGCTGGAATTGGTACACAAGCAGCAGTATCTGGTGCTGTTCAAGGTGCTATGCAACCAGTAAATGAGCCAACAGGATTTGCTGAAGAAAAGGCTACCCAAATTGGTTTAGGCGCAATTGGTGGAAAGGTTGGAGAAGCAGTTGCTTCAGCAACAGGTAAGGTATTAAATCCACTTGCATCCAAAGCAGAACAAACAATGCGTGATCTTGGAATTACTCCAACTCCGGGTCAAACCCTTGGTGGTGTATACAAGAAAGCAGAAGACTTTGCTCAGAATTTACCATTGATTGGTGGTCAGATTCGCAATGCCAGAGAAAAAGTTTTGTTTGATTTTAATAAGGGTGTTATCAACAAGGCGTTAGACAAAGTTGGAGACAAACTTCCTGAGAGTGTTGTTGGTCGTGATGCTGTTGCTTATGCCGCAGAACAAGTTTCCAATAAATATGATGAGGTTTTAGGCAAGATGAATTTTAATCTTGACTTTAAAACAACAAGCGGAATCCTTGACGCATTAAATAAAGCAAACTTACCATCTGCCGCACAAAGAGAAGAAGCAACCAATGTTTTAAACAATATTGCTTTGGATAAATTTTCAGGTAAAACACTAACAGGTGCTGAATACAAAGCAATTGAATCTGATTTAGCAAAAGAAGTTGTAAAGTATAAAAACAGTCAAGCTGCTGCTGACAGAAACATTGGCGATGCACTTCAAGGTGTTTTAAACACATTCAAAACTGAGTTGTATCAGCAAAATCAACGATATACGCCTCAATTGCGTAGAATTGATAGTGCTTATGGCGATTTGAAAGTAATGGAACGTGCAGCAGCAAATACTGGTGCTGAAAATGGTGTTTTCACACCAAAACAATATAGTCTTGCTGTAAAACAATCTGACCTTACAAGACAGAAATCTGCTTTTGCTCGTGGAACTGCTCGTGGACAAGAGTTATCTGAGGCCGCACTCAAAACCATTGGTCAAGATGCAAGTTCAACTTTAGAGGGTAGATTGGCTATTGGCTCATTGGGTGGAATTGCTGCCCTATCAAAACCAATAGTGTCTATACCTGCTATAGCTGGAGCAAGCGCACTTTATTCTCCTATGGGTATTCGTGCTGCTGATATTGCACTGCGTCAAAGACCAGACCTTGTTCGTGGAATGGGTCAAACAATTTCAGAATATAGTGGTTTGCTTGGAGGTGGTATTTCTCCACAAACCCTGCTTGGACTCCGTAGAAACTAAGGACGCAAAATTGATCCAATCAGCTTATTGTTTGCCGCCAATGCTTGTGTTGCAGCAATCAAAGAAGGTTGTGAGCTTTACAAGCAGGTCAAAACTTCCTTTATGGAAGTTAAATCGACAGTTGAAGAAGCGGTTGGGATTGGAAAAGAAGCATACGGGTTTTGGCGGCAACTTACAGGGTTCTTTAACAAGAATCCCAAGCCATCCACCAAGCCTGTGGAAAAAAAGAAAGAAAAGTATGTTCGAGTTGATGAAACTCAAGTCAAGGTCAACATTGTCAAACAACTCACTGAATTTTTCCGTATCCAAGAGCAACTTGCTGCTCACATAAGAGAGGAAGAAGAAAAGTCTAGAAGTGTTTACGATCCTGACCAAAACCACATGGAAGCCGCCCTAAACAGGGTTATGGCTCAACAGCAAATGGCTGAGTTGGTGGTTCAGATTCGTGAGTGCATGGTGTACCAGAGTCCTCCAGAGATGGGTGCTTTGTACTCTGAAGTGTTTGAGATGAGAGAGATAATTCAAGAGGAGCAAGAACAGGCTAGATTGAAGCAAGAAGCACAAGAGAGGTATAGGGAATGGCTACGCAAGGACAGGCAAAGAAACTTCCAAGCAAAGTCGGCGTACCTAGTAATAACAGGAATATTCCTCCTCTATATATGGATGTGGCTAATATTCGTAAGCCAGTTGAGGAGGATATAGTGGGATGGATTGCTGCTTGTATTTTGGTTGCCTTGATGCTTCCTTTGGGTGCAATGTTGTATTTAGACATTCTGGACGCAAAGAATGAAACTAAAAATGCTTTAGAGAAAATTGAGAAAATTGAGAAACGTATTGAAAGGAAACAACGTGATAAAGATCGTAAAGAGCCTGATACTATTAGCGACAATCCTGTTTTTGACAGGGTGCGAAGACCGTTTTAGGTATCCTTGCCAAAACCCTCAAAACTGGTCTAGTGCTGAATGTAAACCCCCAATCTGTACCGCTACAGGTACTTGTCCTGAACAACTCGTAACACCCGAAAAGGAGAAAAAGTAATGCCTACCATCGTTATGAACAAAAATAACCGCCTAACTCCTGAAGAAATTGAAGTCAGGATTTGGGCTATTGTCATCTTCTCCTTGACGATGATTCTCCTTGGCTCTGTAGCCATGTTCTTGTATAGCGTTTCATTTGTGACTCAGCCTATGAATGGCATGGCAGCGATAGATAAAGTCTATACACAGCAAATCAATACCATCATGGTCTTCATCACTGGTGTCCTTGGTGGTGTAGCTGGTCGTAGTGCTGTCTCAGCCAGTGCCAAGGCAATTGCCAAGGCAGAGGCCACAGACAATGATGAACTTCCAACACCATGAGTTTATTTAATCCTTGGGTGCTGTTGGCTATCTTGATAGCTATCTGCTCATCCTTTGGCGGTGGATACTATAAAGGTGGGCAAGATGAGTTTGCTAAACAGCAGATGGAAATTGCCCGACTTAATGCAGAGGCTAGACAAAAAGAACAGGCATTAGTGTCTGCTGTAAACAACACTTCAAATAAACTTGCAAAGGCAAACTATGAAGCCAAACTTCAAACTCAAAAGTTGCATTCTGCTATTGACTCTGGAACTTTCAAGTTGCGGATTCCTGTCAAAGCAGCCAACTGCCCCGTACCAACCGCCACAGATACCGCCCCTGCCAGCGGAGATAGCGTTCAAGCAACAGCCGAACTTGACGGAACGATTGCTAAATCTCTTGTCGCCATCACAGACCAAGGAGATGCCAACACAAGGCAACTCAACGCCTGTATTGATGCCTACAACGCCGCCTATCAAACCTTGAAAGTAAAACCATGAATACAGAACAATTAGCCAAGATTTTAAAGATGAAACCAGCCAAAGCTGGTGAATGGATTGATGCCATCAATGAAACTTTTGAAAAGTTTGATATTTCAACGCCTGAGAGACAAGCTTGTTTTTTAGGTCAATGCGCTCACGAATCTGGCGGATTTACAGCCCTGTCAGAGAATCTGAACTACTCTGCTGCATCTTTGTGCCGTGTGTGGCCTAAACGCTTTCCTACGATTACTGATGGGCAAATTTGTGAACGTAATCCTGAGAAGATTGCTAATCGTGTATATGCAAGTCGCATGGGTAATGGCGATGAGGAATCAGGTGAGGGTTATGCCTATCGTGGTCGTGGATTGATCCAATTGACAGGCAAGAGCAACTATGAGGCTTGTGGAAAAGCATTGGATGTTGACTTAATAGAAAATCCTGACTTGGTTGCTACTCCTCAGTATGCTGCATTGTCTGCTGGTTGGTTCTGGAATAAGAACAAACTGAATGCCTATGCTGACAAGGGAGATATGGAGGGTTTGACTAAAAAGATTAATGGTGGAACTCATGGAATTGAGGATCGAGTTGCTCGAACTCAATTGGCTATTGATGTGTTAATGACTTAATTCAGTAAACTGTCATAAATATGCGTCAATATTATAATTTTAACAAGGCGCATATATGAAACTGAATGACCAAGAATTCCTTGAATTGTGGAAACAGTATCAGTCAGCGACTCACATGGCGACAGCTACTGGGATGAATATCAGGAATATTTCTCGTAGGCGTAGGGCTTTAGAAATTAAATATGGTGAATCTTTAGAAGCAAAAAAACCTGTACAAAATATTTCTACAAAACCTAGTGCTGCTCGTAAGGACTTGGGGATATTAAATGGGACTGTTATTGTTTTCAGTGATGCTCATTTCTGGCCGGGCATTCATACGACAGCATTTAAAGGTCTTTTGTGGGCTATTAAAGAGTTTAAACCT